TGACATAATGCTAATTCTTGTCCGTACAATCTTCTTTCGAAAGGTGTTGCAACAGTTCCTGGTTCTAATTGAACTCCGGTGATATACCAAGTAGCACCGTTAGTAGCACATAAATTTACTGATCCAGTTGATGATGTTGTATTTGTAGTGACCCAAGATCCAGCAGTTGCATTTTGATATCCTGGACCATGTTCAAATAATAATCTAAGTCCAATTCCATTATCAGTCACCCAGGTGCCAGTTGTTTCTCCCCCAATATTAATTGTCTTATATTCCCAAGTATTTTGGGAATTAATTGTATAAGCAAATGGGAAAGAACGTGTCGTACCATTATTTTGTATACTTCCACCATGCTGCCCAATTACACTCGAACGAACCCAGAAAGATAAAGTTGCTGGTTTAGCACTAGAAGTTCCCCACGCAAAATCGGATATATTATATCCTTCAATCGGTTGCTGTAAAAATTGTTGTGGACCAGATGTGTCAGTTGCAATTACAGTAACTGCCAGAGAACTTGTAAATCCAACGGGAGCAATTCCAGACCTTTGAATAGTTCTTTTTGAAACTACATCACTATAATAAAACCACCTATCAAGGGTATAAGTGCCTGTCTGTAAAGCGGATGTTGTTACACTTGCCCCAGAATTTCTAACATCAATCTGCATATCCCCGTTGATTATTCTATTCCGGGCACCAGAGATGGGACCGTCATTAACAGAACCAATATAAGCAGTCGTAATACCAGCAGTCGTTACTCCTACGATACTTGTTGCTCTTAATGTAGTAACTGTAGAAACTCCACTGGAATTTACATTACCAGTTAAATTACCTGTTACATTCCCAGTGATATTTCCACTTACACTTGCACCAATAGACAGAGTACTTCCAGCAGTAGTATAAAAGTTCAGAGAGTTACTCTGAGCCGTAATACTATTAATACCACTAATACTATTAGGTGTAATAATCGTCATTTTATCTTTCTCCCATTCTCATATTTATCAGACCACAACATAATTACCATCAATCGTCAAAACTCCAGCAATATTTACAGGTCCTGCCATCAGACCATTAAAGTTTGTTCCGATGTAATGATTGCCGTTTAGAGTATTATCCATTATCACCATACCATTTGAAACATATAGTCCATTAAACGAGTTACCAACACCAGTAAGTCCTGATACATCAACACTTGTAGTATTAACTCCAACAGAACTTTGAGTTGTGATACCTGCAGTATTATTTCTCCACTTAGAAGAAACAACACCAGTCAGAAGTGAACCATCGCCAACAAACTTTGATGCCGTAACAATTCCTGCTCCAACATTACCCATTGAAACAGCAGCACCAGTTAGATTGATGCTAGCAACATTAATATTATCAGCACTATTTAAACTAACGTTACCGACACGCCCATAAAAACCAGTTACATTACTGCTTGTTGCACCAGCAAATCCAATATGGCGAACTTGAATTGCAGTTCCATTTCCAGGAGCACTTACAAAACTTAAGACATTCTCATAAAGTGTATATGCTCTTACAGTTGTAGCATCTGAAGGATACTGAACAACACCATCAATGGTTACAAGAATATTTTGGTTGTTTGCAGGTGTCTTGGAAAGTGTAAAGTCAGTTGTTACATTATCACCAGTGAAACTATCAACAGTGTTATCTGCAATATCAAAGGTTGGGAAATTATTTGCAACCAGATTTCCCCAGAAAACATCAGTGACTAATGGTGCTGTTGAAAATATAATGACAGAATCTACATCAATACCAAATCCATTTGCTGGTGTCGATGTATCATTTGGTTGCTGAATAACACCATTAATTGAGATTTGAAGTTGGGCAGCACGAGTCATCTGTGCTTTGGTGCCGTTATCATAAGTTGCTTTGAATCTTGTATTAATTCCATCAAAAGCAACGTTAAATGTATGATTTGTTCCTACTCCAGGTCCAGTGATTTGTATATAAGTTCCAGACAATGCATTGACATAACTTAATGCAAGTTGAATGCTATTCTGGTCATATTTGATAATATAATAAACACTACCTGAAATTAAGTTACCAATTGCAGTTCCAGTAGTACTATAGGTAACTCTTTGTCCAGTAACAAATCGGTGATTGTTTAATGTAATTGTATCATTAGCAAGCGAAATGATACTCGAATCACTACCATCAAACGTCAGTGTGTATGATGTGATATCGTCAAGAATCTTGAACGAATTATTTTCTCCAGTTGCGGGTTGGTTGCCAAGATAACTCATAGGAGCTTTTTAGGTATTTAGTTTGGTTTTTCTGGCCAATCAACACCAGAGATACCTAAACGACTTGTATGGTCTAGAATTGGAGTCGCAGTGTCTGGAAGGTCTCTCAATTCTTGACGATAACTTAACTGTTCTGGTGTTGGAGTTCTATCAGGAAGAACCCACCAATCAGTTTCCGAAATGAGACGGTCTCTTTCTATACGAAGAAGTCTCATTGGTTCTGCTGATTTCAGTTCTTCTATCTTTGATTCTACTTCTTCCTTTGTGGGTTTTGGAAATTCATTATCATTATGCCAGATTAGACCTTCGTAAGTTTCTCCATTACAAGCCCAACTTGCTCCTGGTCTTAATGATAGTAAAGCTCTTTGTATATCCATTATCCTGATACCTCCATTAATGTAATAGACGATGGTGGACATCCATCATAACCAGATGCGCCACCTTGCTGCCATTGATGAGTCCTATTAATATATGCTGGACCACTACCAGTATAAGAAGATAACTGAATTTTATAAGTTGTTGCTGCTGTCGTTGATGGAGAATCCAAGTAGTTTAATGCAACTGAAGTCATATTATATCCGCGAGTTGTTGATGCATTAGAATATGTGCTTACCCAACTACTAACTCGAAGTCTATTTCCATTTAAATCTCCAAGATATATTGCAGTAGAATCTCTAACAAGTCTAAGATTTACGCCATAATCATTATCACTACCAACCTTAGTATCAACCATTATCATAATTTTACTACTAGTGCTTCTGGGAGTAATTGTAGCACTTAAACCAGTAACGTCCGCCCATAAAAAACCTGAGGTACTAAAAGTATCAGTCTTTACTGTTTGAACGCACTGTATAATACCCCCACCACTCGCACCTGCTGGAATGCCCCCTACTGGAACTATACTGTTGGTTTGCAATGAACCAGAGGCATAAACTGTAACAACACCGACAGTGTTTACACCTACAATACTTGTTGCTCTTAAAGTTGCAGTAGTCGTAACACCAGTAGAGTTTACATTTCCATTAAAGGTTGTAGCAGTTACAATACCGCTGATACTTGCATTTCCAGTAATTACTGCGCTCGCAGCGGTAATGGCACCAACAGTAATATTTGGAGTTCCTGAAAGACCAGTTGCGTTTCCTGTTAAGTTTCCACTGAAAGTTGTGGCAGTTACAATACCACTATTAATATTAACAGATGCTCCTACTTTAAGTGTAGAGAAAGTAGAAACTCCCGTTGAATTTACATTACCGTTTATATCGCCATCAATTCTTGTCGCAGTAACAACACCAACATTAATAGTTCCCTGAATTACATCACCACTAACTTTGGTAAGTCCCATATCAGGTCATCTCCAACAGAGTGACTGCTACATCAAGACTTGCAGTTACATCACTTTTTGCAGTGATGCTATCGCTTGGCTCTAGCACAATTTTATTACCTTGCATAACCTCAAGAGATGATCCTTGAGGAATTGGCACGTTTCTCAATATACTTACATCATCTGCAAGAGTTCTGGCAATTCCTACAGTTACATTAATTCCAGACCCACTAATGTTTGCTAGTGTAATCCCAATAATTGTCGAAGTTGCATTTAAGGGCGCAGTATAAATGCCAACACTTGTAACTCCAACGTTTGCTTTAGTTGCTAGTTTAAACGTATTTGCCATTTATACTATCCGAATACGATTGAATAAATCAAAGCGTCATCCAAAACGCTTCTGCCGCTGACTCTATAAGCTCCTGTGATATTTATATCCCCAACAGCATCTACCTTATAAGATGGTTGAGTACTTCCTAAACCGATATTTCCAGTTGATGGTCTGAAAACAAAACTGTTTGTTCCAGTCGTTGCAATTCCGACCGAACTTACCCCAGTGTTATTTGCAAAAGTTGGAAATACAATATCAGTTGCAATCGGTTGATTTATAACCGAAAAAGCACTTACACCAAAAAGATTAGAACCATCACCATAATAAACAACTGTCGTAACTCCAGGATTT